AGACAGTTGTAACTATTGGTGTAGTTGATGGTAAAGCAATTTGATTTGAGGATGAGGTGACACTACCTGCATAGTTAAATGCTGCAGGACCGTTACCTTCTACACCATCTGTGACAATGTAAGATACACTGATAGTTGCTTCATTTTCTAATTTTTTACCAAAGACACCATCACCAAAAAGAAGTTCATATCTTTCGTCTGTTGTCTCTTGTATTAAATATGTCTCTGAAATATCAGTTATGTTTAGTATATTATCTACTTTACGATATTCTCTACCTAACCCAGTATCAGATGAACCTTTTACAAATACTTTAATAGTTGATGTGTCAATGAATGAGTTTTCAAGTATGAATCTCTGATCAAGTGAACCATCTACAGTAAAGGTTTTTGATAAGTAGGTTCCTTGGTAAATTATTATATCACTAAACGATCCTGTGCTGCTTACTATATTTCCGTTTGCGTCTGTAGTCTGTGTTGTAGTCGTTGTAATTGATTCTGGTATTGAGAATACAAAAGAAGTATCATTAGATGATCCTACACATACTAAACCTGCCTGAAGAGTGAGAGTTGGAGTATTTGCACTAGTTGTTACATCAAAAGAGATTGTTGCTTGAGATGCAGTTCTTGATCTAGGTACATATCCAATGTTTCTTGCAAGTGCAACTACATTTTCACGCACTGTCGCAGAGTCTAAGAAAGACTCATTGACAATCATGTTTGAGTTAAATGCAGTTATGTAAGTATTATATGCTAAAGTATCAATTAGAACTGAAAAATTAGATCCCTCAAAGTCAAAATCCGTAAAATCAGAGTTTGCACGGATATAATCCTTAATTGAAGTCTTAATTTGGTCAAAATCTAGATTTGTAAACTTAGTAAAAGGCATTATCTTGTTGCTTCCAGTATGAATGTGAATTCTTGTGTAGGAACTTCCTGTCCAATAATATCAAAGAACACCGTGACCTCAAATTCATTTAAATCTGGTCTTGGATCTACCTCAACAGTTACATTATCAATTCGAGGTTCAAAGTTTTCAAGTGTTATTTCAATTTGGTTCTGTATTACAGACGCAGTACCAAAATCTACAAAGTCAAATAGGCTATCACGCACTTCAGAACCCAATACTGAATTAAAAAATCTTTCAGTAGGTATAGTTTGCACTAAATTACGTACAGACTTCTTAATTGCGTTCTCATTTTTGAGAATTGTAAGGTCTTTTGTGACTGGATGGGGTGTAAAAGACAAACTTATGTCCTTAAATGCCCTTGATATCCGATTTATTGCCATTTAAACAAGAGTTTTCCTGTTTTATTTATGTCACTTTTTTGTAAATGCTATTATTTATCCTAAATCTTGTTCAATATCGTTTTTTACTACAGAATAGTCATCTTCTAACACCTCTTCAAGGTAAGATTCGTCCCAATAATCGTAATAATCAGTTTTTGCAAGTTTTCTTCTTGCTTCAGTAAGTTCTTTTCGAGGTTGACACAACACTAAGTTGTATAATCCGTTACTTGTTTGTATTCCTTGTATATAAGTCTTTGTTTTTCCATGATCCGCAATGAATTTATACTCTGGATAGTTGCGATTATAGTCATCTACCGCATCATATAGGAATTGTGAGCTAATATTTCCTTCTACAACATATATTACGACATCAAAATCAGGTTTTGGTACAATTTGACTTAATTTTTCATCAATTATCGAAAAGTTTGCCTTTGATGCATACGGACAAATTGCAAAGTTACCTAATTCTGGTCTAATTTTAGATAGTTGACCTATCCAATGTAAAATATACCTACTTTTCTTGTCGTTCATCGGGTGTTGTCCAGAAATAATCGTCACAATCACCTAAACGACCCCACTTAACATCGTTTTCAACCTCAAAGATGCGTGTTGATACCTTAAAGTCGGGTGTTTTGACAGGATCAGGTGTCATCGAGGTGTCATAGATGCGACATCTGTTGTTTGGATAGAGTGCAAACTGCCCATTACGCAATTCAACAAGGTTAAATGACTTATGTTCATCTGGTAATTCACTTGTAGACGCATCAATTTGATCAAAATCCCCATGATAGTTGTCTAAGGTGCAAATATACTGTCCTTTTTGGTTTCCATAGTGCCTTGTACGCAGTTCCCACTCCATTGGTGCAACAAATTGCTTGACAATTACAGTAAAATCATAGTCCATACAGTTCCAAAACTGTAAATTCACCAAATCCATGTCTGGATCGGGTGTTTTTGGTGATGATAGGAATGCAGATATCGGTAATTTATCATACATTGCACCATATTCTGGTAAATATGTCTCAAAATAGAATGCTCGTCCCTGTATTGACTTCGCACATACCCATATTCCCTCTATAAACTCCCCATGACCTGATTGGAAGTCAGTTAAATATTCTTTTCTTACCCATACCTTCTTGGTTGGAAGGTTTCCGATTAGTTTTGCCATGTATCAAAAAAGTTTGAAATTTCGTATCCGTCTAATTTTGCTTTGTAATCTGATGATTCACCCAGATAATAATAATTATAACCCAATCTTTTATATAATGCACATTCACTTTTGTTTGCAATATGCCCTAAACTTAGTTTCTTATTCTTATAGTCCCATGCGAATTGATCCGCCCATACACTATTTACACTCTTAAAACGATAAGCAAGAGTAAATGCAACTAACTCATTACCATCATAATAACCAATCACATCAGAATGAGGTAGTTCAAACTCTTCAATAAAGATTGGTACAATATCATCAAACTTCTTATAAGTTACGTATTGCTTATAGATGTCTAAACACCGATCAAAAGAAGAACTATCAAGAATACGATAGTTGTGGTACTCCTGATAGTTTGTGTCTTTAAGTCGAATGCGACAGAACATTATTTCTTGCCTTGTCCGATTGGTCTTTTACGAGCCGAGTTACGGGATGTAGAGGCATATTTTGAATGTTTCCCAGTTCCTTGTCGAGTTTTTTTCGGGTGACTTTGAATTGAATTGCCTGTGTTAAATGTCTTTGCCATTAGTTTGTTTTACGTCAGTTGTTAATTCGAGTGGATGCGGTGATCCTTTTGCAAAGAACTCATCTGCTAAGTCCTGCATTTTATCCATATACTCTTCTTCGGTAAGATTCTCAAAGAGCACCTTACCTTGATGAGATATACTATATAACTCTTGTTTTTTCATGTCCTACACGAATACGAGGATCACACATGATTCGGTATCCTGCCTCCTTTGCATCTAGGCAAAATGAGACATCTTCTCCGCACATGTCTTGAACTGCACCTGATTCAAATATCTGCATCTTCGGTGCGAACCAAGGATACTTAATCTGTTCATCTTCAAATACTCCATGTTTAATCAGTAACCATCCAAAACCTGCATAGTCAACTGTAAAAGGTTTTGATCTCTTTGTGATTGAGTCGATGGTTTCATGGTTCATCACTCCACCGTTACCTTTGAAGTCATCCTCATCTAACCAGTGAGCGACTGAAGTTGTTTTTCCATCTTCGGTACAATACCAACCAGATGCAATCTTTTCGTCCATTAAAACAAGTTGATAGAACTTCTCAACATTAAAAACGATATCAGAGTCAATCCATAACTGGTAATCATACTTTAACTTACCATCCCAAGGTAACTGATCAGGACCACGAAGAACATTTGCACCAAGACACTTACATCTTGCAAAGTTCACCATTGAACTATAGTCTTGTGATATCTGTATACTTGCCTTGTTATGTACAAGATCAAAGCATAGAGTTACAAAGTTCTTTAAAAATGTATATGATACTCCTCGACCTGGCAGACAGAATACAATCGTCTTACCTGCAACCATCTTCTTTGCTTTATCGTAATCCCACTGTGGTTCGTCGATTGACTTTGCTTTTCCTTTTGCTTTTGCAACTTCTGATTTAACAGTAAATCCTTTTGCCATAATAATTTCAATTGTACTTATATAATACTCTATTATCTATACGTTGTCAATAAGAGTGTTGAGTTCGGTATCCTTCAATAATGCTTTCAATACCTTATGATCTAACTCAATTCCTTTATGTTTTAAAACAATTGCTTTTGATATAGTCATCTCTGAACTATAAAAAACAAT